ACATTCGCCGAGGCGCTCGACGACACCCTGATCGCTGCAGCCAAGCGATCGGCCGGCGGGCAGAACGTGTTTTACATCGGCGACACCAAGGACAAGGGCCGCGAGTTCATCGGCTACGTGGCTCACTTCGCCAAGACCGTCGCAAAGGAGATGCTGTCGATCGAGGACAGCATCTTCATTGACGAACGGGAGGACGGTACCACCAGGTTCATCTCCAGCTTCCGGATCTCGTTTGCATCCGGCTTTCGCGTCGAGGCGCTGTCGTCACGGCCGGAGAACATTCGTGGTCTTCAGGGCGTCGTGGTCATTGACGAGGCGGCGTTCCACAAGAACGTCCGCGACGTGCTGGACGCCGTCAACGCGCTGCTGATCTGGGGCGGCAAGATTCGCGTGATCAGCTCGCACAACGGGGTTCAAAACCCCTTCAACGAACTGATCCGGGAAGCCGATGCGGGCAAGATCCCGTTCTCGGTTCATACCTACTCGTTCGGTCTCGCAGTCCGGAACGGGCTCTACAGGCGCGTATGCCTGATCAAGGGCACGGAATGGACGCCGGAGAAGGAGGCTGCCTGGGAAGCCCAGATCCGAGGCTCCTACGGAACGCGCACCGCGAAGATGAAACAGGAGCTCGATGCAATCCCGGCCGAGGCCGAAGGCGCAGCACTCACCCGCGTCCTGATCGAGAGCTGCATGTCGCGCGATCTGCCGCCGGTGGTACGCTGGGACCGGCCCGATGAGTTCAAGGAAATGTCGGACGAGGTCCGCGAGGCGGAGGCGCTGGAGTTCTGCGAGACGGTTCTCAAGCCGTTGCTCGATGCGCTGGATCCCGAGCGGGAACACTGCTTTGGCGAGGACTTCGCGCGCAAGGGCGACAAGACGGCGATCATCGTTCCGGAGATTGGTGTTGACCTGGTCCGCAGGGCGCGCCTGGTTCTTGAGCTGAAGAACATTCCTTTCGACCAGCAACGCGACATCCTGTTCTACGTGGTTGACCGGATACCGCGCCTGATGGGCGGGGCGCTGGACGCCACCGGCAATGGCGCGTTCCTGGCCGAGAAGGCGCGTCAGCGCTACGGCGAATGCATCGTCGAGGTCATGCTCTCCCAGAAATGGTACAGCGTGAACATGCCGGCCTACACCGAGGCCTTCAGCGACAAGACGGTTCTCTATCCCTACGACGCGGACATTCTCGCCGATCACCAGGCGCTCGCCTATGTCGGCGGCATCATCAAGGTTCCGGAAGGCCATTCGACCAAGGGCGCCGATGGCCATGACCGGCACGGCGACACCGCGCCGGCCGGCGCGCTCGCCTTCTTTGCGAGCTGCCAGGACTACATCGCCTACGAGTACGAGACCGATCGCCCGGTTGTCGCTGCCGAGCAGGCGCGGCGGGCGCGCCAAGGAGATGACCGCTCCCGATCGGTCGACGTTTACCTGAGAGGATCACTTTGATGGCTTCGCTTCGCGACTGGCTCAACCGCGTTATCACCTTCAAGGATCTGACGGAGGAAAAGGCCGGTGCCCAGGTGGGCGGCGTGCGCCAGCCGATTTCGGCGCACCCGGCGGACGGGCTCACGCCGCAGCGTCTCGCCACCATCCTGCGCGCCGCGGCCGAGGGCGAGCCGGAAGCCTATTTCGAACTGGCCGAGGACATTGAGGAGCGCGATCTACACTATGCTGCCGTGATGGCCACGCGGAAACGATCGGTGGCGCAGCTGCCGATCACTGTTGCGAGCGCCTCAGACAGCGCGGAGCACAAGAAACACGCCGAACTGATCCAGTCATGGATCGATGATGATGTTCTGCGGGCGTCACTGTTCGACATGCTCGACGCCATCGGCAAGGGCATCTCCGTCATGGAGATCGACTGGAAGCACAACGCCGGTCAGCTCTGCCCACGCGAGCTGATCTGGCGCACCCAGCGCTGGTTTACCTTTGACCGGGAGGATGGCGAGACTGTGCTGCTGCGCGAAGGTGTGGCGAACGTTCCGCTGCCCGCGCACAAATTCATCGTTCACCGCCACAAGACCAAGTCGGGCCTGACCATCCGGTCCGGGATTGCCCGCACCGCGCTGTGGGCGTGGATGTTCAAGTCCTTCACGGTCAAGGACTGGGCGATCTTCTGCCAGAATTACGGCCAGCCCATCCGGATCGGCAAGTATGGACGCGGAGCGACCGAGGCCGAGAAGGATGTTCTGTGGCGCGCGGTCTCGGGGATTGCCGGTGACTGCGCGGCAATCGTTCCGCGCGACATGCTGATCGAGTTCCATGAGGTCGGCTCCAAATCGAGCTCGACGGACATGTATGAGCGCCGCGCCGACTGGCTCGATCGCCAGATCTCCAAGCTGGTGCTCGGCCAGACCACGACGACGGACGCGGTCTCAGGCGGCCATGCGGTCGCTCAGGAACACCGACTTGTCCAGGAAGACATTGAGCGTTCCGACGCGCTGTTGGTTTCCTCGACGCTCAATGCCCAACTGATCCCGAACATGGTGGCGTTCAACTTCGGACCTCAGGATCATTATCCGAAGATCAGGGTCGGGCGGCCGGACGAAGTTCCGCTCGAAGAGTTCGCCACCGCGTTCGACAAGCTGGCGCGTCACGGGCTGACAGCTGAAGAAAACTATCTGCGTGACCGGCTTGGCATTCCGGCTCCCAAGGCAAATGCCGTCCTGGTCGGAGGGCGACCGGCTCCAGGTCCGGGGAACGGTAACCAGGAGCCCGGACAGGCATCAAGGCAAAGCATGTCTTCGTTGTTCACAACCGGACCGCAGCCGGATCTCGTTGATCGCCTGGCCGAGCGGCTGGAGCAGGACGCCGCCGGCGCGATGAACGGCATGATCGACGAGGTCCGCGAAGCTCTGCAGCAGGCGAGTGATCTGCGCGATGCGGCCGAGCGCCTGTCGCGCCTCAACCTTGAACCCGATCAGCTGACCGAAGCCATGGCCAGGGGCATGGCGCTTGCCCATCTCGCTGGCCAGGCGAGCCTGATCGACAGCGTGAAAGCACGGTCATGAGAAACGGCCCACAGAGGCTCGCAGGCGGCCTGGGGGGCACGAACCCCGGCGCGAGCCCGAAAAACGCGCCCACGGGCTTTGAAGCGCCTTTGAAATTGATGCCAACGGACAGCCGAGCATGACAACCACGGCCCAGGCGCTGGATCTTCCTTTCGATGAAGCGATCGCCTTTCTCAGGCAGAAGACGGCAATCCCGACGGAAAGCTGGCGTGACGTCTGGAACGCAGCCCATTCCAGGATGTTCATGGTAGCCGGCGCGAACAGCCGCGCCATTGTCGAGGACTTCCAGGCGTCAATGGTCAGGGCGGCAGAACAGGGCACGACGCTTGCGGACTTCCGCAAGGACTTCGACGCGATCGTCAAGCGACACGGCTGGTCCTACAATGGTGAACGCGGCTGGCGCACTCAAACGATCTTCGAGACCAATTTGAGAACGGCTTATGCCGCTGGCCGCTACGCCCAGATGAGCGCGCCCGACACGCTCGCCGCTTTCCCCTACTGGCAATACAATCACTCGGGGGCGGTTCATCCCCGCGTCGATCACAAGGCATGGGATGGTTTGTGCCTGGCTGCGGACGATCCATTCTGGCAGACCAACTATCCACCCAACGGGTTTCGCTGCGGCTGCTTCGTCACGCCGGTCTCCAGGCCCGGTCTTCGTCGCCTGGGCAAATCCGGACCGGATCAGTCACCGGATCTCGATCAGCTCGGAACCGACCAGCCGCGCGGCGTCGATCCGTCGTTTGCCTACAATCCCGGCAAGGCCTGGCTGGAGCAGACCGCGCCGGGACCGGTCGCGGTGTCCGCCGACGAGGCGCAGGTGGCAGCCTTCGTGAGTTCGTCGCTGCGGGGTAAGTGGCCTGACGGAACCTGGACGCCCGTCGCGATCGCGTCGGAGGAGATGTCTGCAAGCCTGGCGGTCAAGGCTGGCACCGAGATCCGCCTGTCGGCCGACACGGTCCGGTCTCACCTCAAGCACAAGGTGGCGACGCCTGCAGCCTATGGCGTCCTGCCGGCGCACCTGGTCAGAACAGGCCGGCTCGTAAGGAATGCGGAAGGCAAATGGGGGATCACCGCGGACTTCGATGGTGCGCCCTGGTACGCGGCGCTCAAGATCGTGCGGAAACTCGACGGGCGGCAAGAGGTCTATCTGACATCTTTGCGCCGGACCAATCCGAAACAGCTTGCACGTATCCTGGGTGAGAAATGACGCGCCGGGGGGCCGAATATGCTGATCCCAAGGCTCTCGACAGGAGCCTGCGTTCTGCTCGGCGCGTCCACCCTGAATATAGTGGGGCGGGACGGCAAAGGCAAATGCCATGAGTGGTGTCTCCATCACCATGCAGATCCGGGACGCCGAAGTCCGGCGCGGCTTCCGTCAGCTCGAACGCAGGATGGTCAACACCACGCCGGTGATGGCGGCGATCGGCACCGGCCTGGTCGGCTCGACCCACATGCGTTTCGTCACCCAGACAGATCCGGAAGGCCAGGCATGGGCCGCGCTCAATTCGGCTTACGCGGCTGGCAAGAGAAACTCGCGCATCCTCACCGAGAGCGGCCGGCTTCGGGACAGCATCAACGCCCGGCCGGGCAATGACGAAGTCCTGGTCGGAACCAACGTCATCTATGCCGGCATTCACCAGTTCGGCGGAACCATCGTTCCGAAGTCCGCGACCCATCTATGGTTCCGCATCGGGGGCAGCCTGGTCAAGGCCGACAAGGTCACCTTGCCGGCTCGACCCTTCCTCGGTATATCTTCGGATGACGAGGCGATGATCGCGGAAACCGTCTTCGGGTTTCTGGAGCGATACTCCACCCGCCGCTGATCCCCTGACATCCTTTGGACCTGCCCGCGCGTGCGGGCATGATATCGTCTCGCCCGCCATGGCAATTTCCGGCCATGAAGAAATCAGCCAGCATACTTGTCATGTCGATGAACGCCGCCGGTGGCGGCGCGCCGGAATGGTTGCACCTGCTGCCCGCCGAGAAATCTTTCACCGGGATGGATCGACGCGGACCCTATATCGTCGAGGACGCAAGCGCTCTTGTCGCACGGTTCAACAGTGCCGGCACCAAGATCCCGGTTGACGAGAACCATTCCATCGACCTCGCCGGCAAGTCCGGCCACCCGTCGCCGGCGCGTGGCTGGATCGTCGAGATGCAGGCGCGCGAGGATGGCGTCTGGGGACGGGTCGAATGGACCGAGACCGGCAAGGCGCTCGTCGAGGACAAGGCCTATGGCTACCTGTCGCCAGTGCTTTTGCACACCGCCACGCGGCCGTTCCGGGTCTTCACCATTCAGCGCGTCTCGCTGACCAACGATCCCAATCTTTCTTCCCTCAAATCGCTCCACTCACAAGAGGATCAAACGATGCTTGAAGAGCTTCGGAAGGCGCTTGGCCTTCCCGAAACCGCTGATGAGGCTGCCGTGATCGCGGCAGTCTCGTCCGCCCATGCGGCCAACACCGCGAACGCCGCGCTGATGGGCCGGATCACCGAGGCCGCCGGTGTTGACACTGACGCTGACGGGGACGTCCTGGTCACCGCGATCCAGGCGAAGGCGGCGTCGACCGGCGATGCCGACCGCGACGAGCTGGTCAAGCAGATCACGTCGCTGCAGAGCCAGCTGACCTCGCTTGCTTCTTCCGCCGCCCAGGACAAGGCGGTCAGCGTGATTGAGGCGGCCATCGAAGCCGGCAAGATCGTGCCCGCCCTTCGCGATCACATGATTGCGCGGCACATGAAGTCTCCGAAGGACGTCGAGAGCGAGATCGCCCTCATGCCTTCGCTCCATGCCGGAGGCCTGGGCAAGCGCCCCGCGCCGAAGGAGGGCGAGGCCGCGCGCACGGAAGAGGATGACAAGATCCTCGCCATGATGGGCGTCGATCCGGCTGCTTACGACGCCACCGCGAAATCCCTCTTCGGAAAGGAGGCCTGAGATGGCCGCAACCAACGACATTCGCCGCCGCGAACGCTCCGGTGACCGCTACGGTTATCCGGTTCTGGCCGGCGTCATCATCTACGGCGGCACTGCCATGGGGGTCACGGCGGCGCTTGCGGCCGTGCCTGCCGGGCATGTCAACGCCGTCGCCCTGGTCGGCATTGCCGAGGAACGCATCGACAACTCGGCGGGGGCCACCGGCGATCAGCTGGCCAATGCCAAGAAGGGCATCTTCGACATCGTTCTGGCTGGCGCGACTGCCGCCAACATCGGCGACCCGGTCTATGCCAGTGCCGATGACACCTTCACCCTGGACGATGCCGCCGGCGCAAATCTCCAGATCGGAACACTGCATGCCATCGACGCTGACGGCGTCTGGCTGAAGACCCTTTGAGGAGCTGACATGGACATCAACGTCAACACGCTACGCGGCATCTACACCGGGCTCTCGACCGCTTTCAATGCCCGGTTTGGATCCGCCGCGACCTTCTATTCGACCGTTGCCATGACGGTGCCCTCGACAACGGCGATGAACGAATACCCGCGCCTTGACGACATGCCGGGCATTCGTGAGTGGATCGGCGATCGCCTGGTTCATGATCTGTCGGCATCGACCTACCAGATCCGCAACCGCGAATTCGAGAAGACGATCGGCATCAAGCGCAGCCAGATCGAGGATGACCAGATCGGCATTTTCGCGCCGGTTGCCTCGCAGATCGGCCAGGATGCGGCCGAGTTCCCCGACCTGCTGGTCTGGCCGTTGTTCAAGCAGGGCAACGCGCTCAAGTGTTACGATGGCCAGTATTTCTTCGACACCGATCATCCGGGCTATGACGAGGCCGGTGCACCGACTTCTGTCTCGAACTACACCGCCGGCGCGGCTCCTGCCTGGTACCTGGTCGACGATACCCAGGTCATGAAGCCGATGGTCTGGCAGACCCGCAAGCCGTTCAAGCTTGTGTCGATGCAGAACGAAACGGATGCGAACGTCTTCTACAAGGGCAAGTTCGAATGGGGCGTGGACGGTCGCTGCAATGCGGGCTTCGGTCTCTGGCAGCTCGCCCACATGTCCAAGGCTGTCCTGAACGCCGAGAACTATGCCGCCGCCCGCGCGGCCATGATGAACATCCGCAAGCGCGACGGCACGATCATCAACATCCGGCCGACCAAGCTCCTGGTACCGCCGTCGCTCGAAGGCGCGGCCCGGCAGATCATCAACGCCGAACTGGTCAATGGCGGTGACAGCAACGTCTGGGCCAAGACCGCCGAGGTGGTTGTCATTCCCTACCTGGGCTGATCCGAGCCTTTGATATTCCCGCCCGGTGATCCGGGCGGGGTTTTCCCGAACCGTCCCGAGACGGCTCCGGCAAACCCCGAAGGAAAGAACCGATGAAGATCCAGATCATTTGCAGCTCTCCCGGCATTCGCCGCAACGGCATCGCCCATCCGGCCAGCGCGTTCTACGACGAAGGCCGCTGGAGCGAGAAGGAACTGGCAGCCTTTGACGCGGATCCCGCGTTCACCGTCCGCAGCGTCGATGATGCGATGGAAAACGTGAAAACGGATACGGACTTTGATCTCGCAGTCGAGGCCGAAGTCGAGAAGCGGGTGAAGGCAAAGGCCGCCGAACTGCAGGCGAGCTTTGAGCAGGCCGTCAAGGAAGCGGTCGATGACAAGGCCGCCACCATAAAGGCCAATGCCGAGAAGACTGCCGAGGATCTCGGCAAGAAGCTTCAGGCCGCCACCGACAAGATCGCCGAGCTCGAAAAGCCGGCCGAGAAGAAGGCCGCCACGGCGAAGAAATAACCCCCCCCGAGCGAGAGCACGGGGCGGCGGGCGATCCGGCCCGCCGCCACCAATCAAAAACTGGAACTCAACATGGACGTCAAGGAAATCAGGATCGTTGATCTTCGCCAGTCGCGTGGGAAGGGCACGTTTTGGAGCCTTTGTGTCACCGCGACCCTGTTCCTGATCCTGTTCGTGCCCGGACTTCTGGCGGACAGCGCAGCAATGCAGTGGGCCGGATTTCTGGTTCTGCTGGTTTCACTGTTCCTCATGATGCTCGGGTTCAATGCGAAAAAGATGACGATCGATCAGGCCCGCGCCGAACTCGACAAGCTTGAAAGCAAGTAGGAACCACCCGTGTACGCAACCGTCGCAGACATGATCGCACGTTTTGGCGAGACCCAGATGCTCCGGCTTTCCCGGCCCGAGGATCGCACCGCCGAGACCGTGGACGAGGTCAAGATCAACACCGCGCTGCTGGACGCGACGGCGGTGATCGACGGCTATGTGCGCGGGCGCTACCAGGTGCCGATCGCGGTTCCGCCGAAAGAGATCGTTCGCGCCGCCTGCATCCTGGCGCGCTATGACCTTGCCCAGGGCGAGCACACAGATCCCAGCGAGGAGATGGCCAAGTCCCGGAAGGATATCATCACCTGGCTTGAGAACATCGCCAAGGAGCTGATCCATCTCGATGTCCCGGCGGCCGCAACTGCCGGGTCGGCGGTCGGGTCCGGACCGCGCATGTCCGATCGCAATCGCATCATGTCGCGTGACAGTCTGCGAGGCTTCTGATGGATCTCTCGCTTACCCCGATCCGCAGCCAGGAACCGCTGATCATCGAACGCCTGCGCCTGGGATTCCCGGCCAAGACCTTCACGATCGAGCGCGTGCCGCAGGTTCTCAGCATCAATGAGTTCACGAGGCACACCAGTTCATCGCCGTTCATCGGCCTGGCGTGGACCGGCATGAAACCGGATCCGGCCAGCGGGCGGATGCTCAAGGGCGCGATGCAGTGGCGGCTGGTGCTGATCTACAAGACTTCAAACAGCCTTGAAGCCCGCTTCAAGGGCGATACCAAAGGCATCGGGCTCGACGCCATGATCGACGTCGCCATGGTGCTGCTGCAGGGCGTGAGCTTCGAAGGCCAGGGCCATACCGCCGTCACGCTCGCCAACTCGGTCATCGCCGACGGCTGGAGCAACGACGATATCGCCATTGCCCAGATCGACTTCACCTTCTCGTTTGCGACCACGCCGGCACCGCTCGGGCTGATGACCGTCGATGATTTCAAGGCGCTCGGCATCACCTGGGAAGTGGCTCCGGACGATCCGGACGCCAGCAAGGTGGCTCTCTCGCTCACCGACGAACTCACCCCCACCCCGCCAGAGGAGACCTGACGCATGGCGAAGAAAGACACGCTGATCGCTGCCGAGGGCCGCACCGTTCATCTCGAGGACGGCTCGCCCTGGCCGAAGGAAGGCCTGGAAGATCCGGGCACGCTGTTCACCCGCCGCCGGCTCGCCGATGGCGACCTGATCGTCAAGCCCAGGGCAACGTCGAAGAAGACGCCCGAAGGGTCTGAAGGAGACAAGTAAATGGACTTCAACGAAATCCCCGTTGATCGCCTGGAGCCGGCGACCCTTCTGGAAATCAAGCCGAACTATCGCAACACCGGCCTGCTGCCCTATCCGGAGAAGGTCTGCATCATCGGCCAGAAGCTCGACACCGGCACGCTTGCCGTTGGCCAGATCGTGGAGATCACCCGCGCCGATGAGGCGATTGCTCTCTTCGGCCGTGGCTCGATCGGTGCCGAGCAGATCGCCTTCTTCAAGGGCGCAAACCGCAACACACCTCTGTTCGTCACCGCGCTCGCTGACGATGGCGCATCGGTCAAGGCGACCGGCACTTTCACCTTCACCGGCGCGGTTTCGGCAGCGACCGTTCTCCGCTTCAAGGTCGGCGGTCGCCAGGTGCGCATCACGGCGCTTACCACCGACAACGTGACTGCGCTTGCCACCAAGCTGGCGGCCGCCATCAACGCGGATCTCGACATGGTTGCGACCGCAGCCTCGGCACTTGGCGTTGTCACGGTGACCGCGCGGCATGGCGGCGAGGTCGGCAACGAGATCAACCTCAAGGTCGACACCAGGGCGCAGCCGCTGCCCTCGGGCCTGGCTGTCGCAATTGCGCCCATGGCGGGAGGCGCGGGCAATCCCGATGTCCAGGATGCACTGGACCTGATGACCAACACCTGGTTCACCAAGATCACGCATCCCTGGAACGACGCCACCAACATGGCGGCAACCGCGGAGTTCCTGCGGGTGCGCTATCTCGCCACCTCCAAGCTCGATTGTCACGGCTTCGTCTTCAAGGGCGGAACCTATGGCCAGCTCGCCACATTCGGCGCGTTGAACAACAGCGCCTTTCTCACCGCCGGCGGCTTGAACAAGAGCCCGACCAGCTCCTGGGCGATTGCAGCCGTCGCCTGCGGTCTGGCGGCATTCCACCTCAACAACGATCCGGCGCGTCAGCTGCGCTCGCTGATCATGCCCGGCGTCGAGGCCCCGGAAACCGCCGATCAGTTCATCGACGATGAGAACGATCTGCTGCTTCGGACCGGTATCTCTACCTTCGACTGCCTCTCGGATGGAACCGTCACGATCAGCCGCATGATCACAACCTACAAGACCAGCAATCTCGGCGTCGCCGATCGCGCCTGGCTCGACATCATGGTACCGGCCACCATGAGCCGGATCCGGTATGACTGGAGTGCCTACATTTCGCTGATGTATCCGCGTTCCAAGCTGGTCGACGACAACAGCGCGGCCTCCTTCGCCAGCCGGCATGACAATGACGAGGATCCCGGCACGGCTGTCGTGACGCCGCAGCGCATGAAGGGCTCCTGGGCCGCTCGCTGCAAGCTCTATGCGGACAAGGTCTGGATCGAGGACGTCGCGCGCACCGTCAAGGAAAGCGTCTTCACCCGGTCGGCGGATGATCGCAATCGCATGGAAAGCCGCCAGCAGGTCCAGATTGTCGGCAACCTGATGGTGTTTGCCGGCGCTCTCGAATTCCAGGTCTGAGAAAGGACTAACCGATGACACAGGTTCTAGGCATCGTCGATATCGTCTGGCGGGGGCGTAACATCCCCGTCGAGAAAGGCGCGAAGTTCCGCGTCGGCGGTATCAAGAACAACGCGGTCACCTATGGCCGCAAGGTCGGCCGCGCCCAGGAGTTCCAGGGCTCCGAAGTCATGGCGACAACCGAGCTCGAAGCGGGCCAGCGCTGGGGCAACACCTGGGATCCCGGCGAAGGCGAATTGCAGGTTGTCTGCGACACCGGCCAGACCTTCGTCATGTATGACGCCTTCCTGGAGGGCGACATTCCGGATATCACCGGTGGTGAGGGCGGCAAGATCGAACTCAAGTGGGCAGCTTCCGCGCCTGAGGAGCTCCTGGCATGAGCGGCAAGCATGGCAAGGATATCGAGATCGATCTCGACGAAGACGTAGCCACGGCCGGCGACGACGTGATTGTCAACGAGGACGGGCCTGTTGCGATCGACCAGGGCGAGGATGGCGTGATCGACGAGGACGTCGATCCGCTCGACAAGCTGCCCAGACACGCGATCAAGAACGATGACGGCTCCGTGACGCTTCCGCTCTACCGGGAGGTCACCCTCAAGTCGAAGAAGGACGGCAAGATCCGCGAGCGGGTGTTCAAGGATCTGACCTTCCACCGGCTTCTGGGTGCTGACCAGCGCGCCATCGCAGCCGCCGAGGACAAGGACATGGCCGTGGTGTCATTCGCACGCTCGACTCGCATCAACCAGGCGGTGATGAACGCGCTGTTTGACCGGCTCGATGCGTCCGACATCAACTATGCCGGCCGGGTGCTCAACCATTTTTTGTCCAGTGGCCCGAGAACTGGCCGATAATCCTCGGCGCTTTGGCTGACGGAACCGGGTTTTCGGCGTCGGAGATAGAAAGCTTCGACGTCTCCCGCGCCATCTTCTGGTGGAACTGTGTCATGGCCTGGCGCGAGGAATCTTCCCCCAAATCCTGACGATGCCCGCCGTGACGGGCATCGATCCGGCTTCGCGCGCGCGATAGGTTCGGGATAAGCCGATCCAGGCGCGGCGGAGCCCATTCCCATGTCCAATCGCAACATGAACCTCGACGTCATCGTTCGCATGAAGGACATGCTATCGAGCCCGCTCAGGCGCCTTACGGCAGGGCTGCGGTCGATCGGCAATGTTGCCCGGAACATCGGCCTGGTTGGCACCGCCGTTGCGGCGATCTCGTTCATGGGGCCGATCCACCAGGCTGCGGCTTTCCAGCAGCAGCTGCTCGACATAGCTGGCACCGCCAATCTTGCGGGCGAGGCAGCATTCGACTTCGTCGACCAGGCCAAGAGCGAGTTCGAGGAGCTTGCGCTTGTTGTGGGGCAGTATTCGGACACAATCGCAACCGGCGCGGGCCAAATGATCGCCTCCGGCGTCAACGAAGACCTGGTCGACGCCTCGATCGGCAGCATCGGCCGGGCGGCGACCGCCGCCAATGCCCAGTTCTCTGACATGGCGTCCGTAGCCACATCGCTGCTCCAGACCCTCAAGCTCCCCGCAAACCAACTCGACGATGCGCTCGGCGGCCTGGTTGTCGCTGGCAAGGAGGGCGCGTTCGAGCTGAAGGACATGGCCCGCTACTTCCCGTCGTTGACCAGCCAGATGGCGAAGTTCGGTGTCACCGGCCGGGAGGCGGTCAACTTCCTCGGTGCGGCCCTGCAGATCGCCCGCAAGGGCACGTCCGACCCGGCAGAGGCTGCGAACAACCTGAAGAATTTTCTGTCGAAGATCCTCGCGCCGCAGACAATCAGGAAGTTCGCAGAGGCGGGTGTCGATATCGAAGCCGTCATGCGCGATGCGGCGACGAAGGGCATCAACCCGGTCGAAGCCGTCATGCAGAAGATCGTCAAGCTCTCCGGTGTCTCCGGAGCGGAGATCGAGAAGCTGATGCTGCGCGCCAAGGCAAACGGCATGGAGGGGGCGGAGGCGCTCGGTTTTGTGCGCGAGCAGCTGGAGAAGATCCATGGTGCCGGTGCGCTGGGAGACCTGTTTCAGGACGTCCAGGTCATGGACTTCCTGATCCCGTTCCTTGGCAATGTCGATGAGTACAAGCGGATCAAGGACGAGGTCGCCAAGGCGACCGGTGCGAACATCGGGGAGGATTTCGAAACCCAGATGATGGGGCTCAACCGACAGCTCGTTACCTTCAAGGAGATTGGCAGTCAGGCGATCCGCGAAGTGGGCCTGGCTTTCGGCACCTGGTTGCCGATGATCAACGGCAATCTCTCCGCCGCCCTGAAGTGGTTGCGCGAGCTGGACAAGAGCACCGGCGGCATGGTGCGTCAGGCGCTTGGCATGGCAGGCGCGGTCATCATCGCGGCGTCGGCTCTGGGCGCGCTCGGCTTTGTTCTTCCAATCGTTGGGACCGGTCTATCCGTGCTGCTCTCGCCACTGATGTTGGCGGGTCGGGGTCTGTTTTCGCTAGGGGCCTATTTTGCTGGTGCGGCCAGAAGCGCCATCGGGCTTCAAGCGGCCTTAGCGGCGATGAGCGGCCAGAGTTTTGGTGTTCTGGGCAGAATTGCCGTCGGGCTTCGTGGGATGGCCTTGGCGATCCCTGGCGTCTCCGCCCTGACCGGCATTCTGGGTGGGATCGGCAGCGCGATCGCCGCAATATCGGCCCCAGTTTGGGGCTTGGTCGCCGCAATAGCAGCAGCGGGCGTGGCAGTGTTTCACTACTGGGAACCAATCAGCAATTTCATGAAGGGCTTTTCATCAGTGGTCGGGGAAGCTCTGTCCGCAGCGTGGGGCTCCTTTACCGGTTTCGCTTCCGAGATGGCAGGGCTGGCAGGTGAGAAGCTCTTGGACCTAGCAGAGTGGCTCGGGTTGGACCAGGCGAAGATTGCATCGCGTCTGGTCGACATCACCTCGACGGTTTTGGATGCGGTCAAAGCGATCCCCTCCAAGGTCGGTGGATTTCTCTCAGAGATTTTCTCCATGAAGGACTACTCCGATGAAGCCGAGGCCTCTTTCAGGTCGGCCGGCGAGCGCGCTGGTCAGGCCATGGTGAATGCCATCAAGGGAGCCTTCGGGGCACTGATAGAATGGTTCCGCGGGCTTCCGGGCCTTATCATGTCAGCGATCGGCAAGATCGATCTGTCAGGCATCTTGCCTGATTGGGTAGTCAATCTGCTGCCCGAGAGGCCAAAGAAATCATCCGTGAAAACGGAAACAGCGGCACCTAGCAAGTCGGCGTTGCTGCCCGCCAACAACAACATGCTGCCAGCACAGGGCGCTCTTGCCGGCGAAAGCAAAGCCAGTGTTGCTGTCACCATCGCGGTGGAAGGTCCTGGCAAGGTGACCTCGGCCACGTCTGACAACAAGGCGGTGAAGGTCGGCAACAACGGCCGCATCGTCGGGAGGGTCTAGGTCATGAGGTTCGATAGCCTCGACGCATTGCCCGGTCTGCTGCCGGCGTCCTATCGCGGCGTCGGGTTCCATGTCCTGGACACATCGAGCGAGCCCGGCCGCAGGGTACTTGAATATCTCTTTCCAGGTGTAGATGAAGTTGCCTATGACGACTTCGGCGTGTTGCCCAACCTGGTCAGCATCGAAGCCCTGATTGTCGGAGACGACTACACGGCGCGGGCCGCTCAACTGCAACGCGCCTTCGAGACCGCCGGTCCGGCCACCCTGATGCATCCCTGGCTTGGCCCGATGACGGTCATCATGGACGAGCCGGCGCTGATCTCGTTCTCCTCTCGCGAGCTGCGGGTGGTCAGGATCAGCGCCCGGTTCAAGAAGGTGGGTACAGGCAGGCAGGCAGGTCCGGCGCTGTTTTCGACGGCTTCGCTCATATCGTCCATCGTCTCGCTCGCGTCCCTTCTGATGTCGTCTGTCGGCAGCCGCGTGATCTCGGCGACCCGAGCTGCGGCAGTGACCCGGTCCGCCCGGATCGTTTCATCCGTGATCGCAGCGCAGACCTCGCCGACCGGAGCGGCGGCGTTTCTGCCCGAGCTCCGGTTCGCCATGCTCAAGTCGACACCGGGGACCCCGGCCGAGTTCGGGCAATGGATCGGGGCAGCCGCTGAGCGCTTCGCCGAAGCCACTCTTGCCCCGGCTGTCGCGCCCGCCGCCGAGTCAGCTCCTTCGCAAGACGCCTCTCCGGAAAGCCTCACCATGATTAGCCGTTCGATTGCAATGAGCCTGATCAGCTCCGCAAACGACGCGCCCTCGGATGGCGACCGGGCATTGCTCATTGGAGCTGCAGCACAGTTCCTTTCCCAGGGTACAAAGCAAGCGGCCTATGTGGCCTTCGCGTCGAGGCGCGAGGCGCTGTCGTATCGCAGATCCACCCTGGACGCGCTTGATGCCCTGGTCGTGAGCCTTGAAGGCTTCGGAGGCACGCTCTTCCAGGCGGAAACCTCCGCGATGGTCCGCCAGGCACGCGACCTGCAGGCGGCGATCGTGTCGGACATCAACGAGGTCATCGGCCGCCTGCCGGAAGTCTTGGTGTTCCGGCCGGCGCGGAGCCTTGACGCATGGCAACTGGCCTTGCACGTCGCCGGCGACACGCCTTCACGGATCGAGGAGGTCTATCTCGACATTGTTGCCCGCAATGATCCGCGCCATCCCGCAGCCCTGGAAGCGGGGCTGGTTGAAGTGGCGGAGCTGACCTGATGGCGCAAGGCAGGGCCATCACACTCCGGATCGACGGCGTGGTCTATGATCAATGGATCAGCGCCGAGGTCAGCCGCGATCTCAAGGACTTCTCCGGCAGCTTCAGCTTCACCTTCCGCGACCGGTACCGCTCGGCCAAGGCGCTGCGATATGCCTCGCGCGGGGCGCCCTACAAACTCCGGCCCGGCCCGGCTGTCGAGATCCTGATCAACGGTCAGATTGTTCTCAAGGGCTGGATCGACAAGGTCAGCCCCGACATAGCCGATCGCGAGGCAAGCGTGACGATCTCCGGCCGGGACAAGGCCGGCGACCTGATCGACAGCGCCGCCATGACCGATGGCCCGGCCGAGTTCAAGAATGTCAGGCTCGAGGACGCGGCCAGGCGAATCGCAGCACCTTACGGCCTCTCGGTGCGCAGCGAGATTGATACCGGCGAACCATTCGACCGCTACTCCCTTGACCTGGCCGAGACTGCGTTCTCCGCGATCGAGAAAGGTGCGAGATCCCGGCACGCGTTGATCCTGTCGGACGGCGTCGGCGGCATCGTGATCACACGGACTGGCAAGACCCGTGCGCCGGCTGATCTCAAGCTGCCAGGCAATGTGCTTCGATCGAGCGCGACCTTCAGCCATGAAGGACGTCACAGCGAGACCATTGTGCGCGGCCAGGGCGAGAAGGCCGGCAAGAAGCGTGGATCGGCCAAACTGGACGCCACAGCCGAGCCGCTAGCGCCGGAGGAGCGCACCGCCGGCGATGGCTCCGCCACTGAGCGAGAGCGAAAGGGAACAGCGGCGACCGGCCGGGCGAAGGACAGCGAGATCACGCGCCATCGGCCGGTTGTTCATCTGGCCCGCTCGAAGGCTGACAATGTGTCGGCGGCGGATGAGGCGGACTGGCGGATGCGGACGTCGCGAGCGGAGAGTGAGGAGGTCACCCATACGGTCAAGGGGTTCGATGTCGGTGGCAGGCTCTGGCAGGTCAACCAGATGGCAGCGGTCTCCGATGCCTATCTCGACATCGAGCGCGACATGCTGATCTCGAAGGTGGCTTACCGCGAGGACGAGGCCGGCAGGGAAACGGACATTACGATCATCAGCCCGGAAGCCTTTGACAAGGGGCCGACCGGCAATCGCCGCCGCAACAAGGCGGGCAAGAAGACGAAGACCGGCAACGGTGCCCTGGATGGAACGGCGGAGGCCCTGTGATGGAAAAGGAAGTGGCTGACAAGATGCGCGGGATGGTGCGACGCGCCACCATCAGGAACGTCAAGGACGATGGCGAGACCCAGACGGCATCGGTCGAGGTGGCTGACGGCATCTGGCGCGACGATGTCGAGATCATGCACCCCTATGGAATGGCGGCAAACCCGCCCGAGGACGGCGGCCTTGTCGTGTTGCTGGCCGTTGGTGGGGATGAGGGCGACCTGGTTGCGCTTCCGGCCGGCAATCCCTGGAAACGGATGGGCGGGCTCAATCCGGGCGATGCCGGCGTTTACAACGAAAGCGGCGACAAGGTCATCGTCAGGCGGGACGGCACTGTCGAGATCGCGGCCGGAGCCGCACTTCAGGCCTCGGTCGGCGGCGTGGTCTTTACCGTCTCTCCTGCCGGCGTCGATATCACTGGCGGCTATGTGCGCCACAATGGCAAGGACATCGGCGATACTCACACCCATGGCGGTGTGACATCAGGTGCGAGCGAAACCGACGTGCCGGTCTGACGGCGCCCGCGCCGGCGGGCATGACCAGGTTCGCGCGCGCGCGATAGCTTCGCGGCATGTTCTACGATCTCGCCCTTCAGTATGACAGCAAGACGCGCCGGTGCGACCTGGTGCTGGGCGATGACGGCGATCTGGTGATTGACGAAACGCCCATACCCGCCATTCTCATGTCGGTGGGGCTTGATCGGCGCGCCGCTCCCGATGATCCGCTGCCGGACGGCCGCTCGCAATTCCTGACCCCTTCAAGCTTCTCGGAACGCCGGGGGGCGGTTGCCGACGGTCTCGGGCTCCAGGGTGACCGGACGGGCTCGAAGCTCTGGCTTCTCAACCGCGCCAAGGAAACCGAGACCACCCGGTTGATGTGCGCGTTCTGGCTTGCCGAAGCGCTCGCCTGGGCCGAGACGGAAACCGGTGAACCGGCCCAGATCGAGGTCGAATGGCTTCGTCCGGGAACGCTTGGCTACCGGGTGATGGTCGCCGACAGCAGTGTTTCCCTTTCCCGAACGCTGGAAGCCTGACATGCCCTGGCCCATCCCCTCCGCCAAGACCATCGCCGCCCGGATAGCCGCTTCCCTCGAAACGGCCATCCTTCGTATCCGCCCGGACATCGATCCTCGGGCGGTTTCGAGGGCGGTGCGTTCGGATCATGGCGTTCATGCGCAGATCGGTTCGGCGGTCTCCGCCGAGATCCGTACCGTGCATGATCATCAGGCCTGGTGGGGCCGGCAATACATGCCCGACAGCGCCGACGACGAGGCAATGATCCTGCGTCACGCCAACATCTGGGGAACGGGTCAGCGGCAGGCCATTGCCGCGATCGGCACCGTGCTGATCGAAGGAACGGCCGGAGAGCCGCTCCCCGCCGGCATCGAGCTCGCAGCCAGCAACGCGGTTTTCTACACAACCACCGCCACGGCCACGATCGGCATCGGCGGTTCGGTCTCGGTTGCAGCGATCGCCAATGTGGCGGGCAGCGCCGGTAATCTGGCAAGCGGCGTCCAGCTCGCAACCGTCGTTGCATATCCCGCGATCTCCAAGGTCACGGTGAACAGCGCGTTCGAGGGTGGAGCGGATGCGCAGACGCCCGATGAAATCAAGGCGGCCTATCTCCAGCGTATCCGCCAGCCGGCCCATGGCGGTGCCGGGTTCGATTATCCGGTCTGGGTTGCCGAGGTTGCCTCCGTCAAGGCGGTTGCCGTCATTGCAGACTGGATCGGGCGCGGGTCGTTGGGTGTTGTCGTGATCATGAAGAGCAGCGACGGCTCGGCCCGTGTGCCGACCGTCGAGGAAATCGCGGCCATCCAGGACCATCTGGGACAACCTGGAAGCCAATCCGGTGTCAGGCCGGTGACCGCTCGCTCGATCGTGGTTGCCGGCGAACTGTCCAGCATTCCCCTGACCCTTCGGCTAAGGCCGGACACGGCAGCCACCCGCACGGCCGTCACTGACGCGTATGCCCGCTTCATCGCGACCGTCGGGGACGAGGAGGATACCGTCAACGCCTCGCCGATCGGCGCGACCATTGAGCCGTCGCGCATCAGCGAAGCCATCTCGGCGGCGAGTGGCGAATACGCCCACGATCTGATATCGCCGGCCGCGCCGTTCACGCTTGACCCGACCCAGTACCCTGTTGCGGGCACTATCACCTTCGAGGGTGTGTGATGGCCAGGTCTGTTGCGGCAATCCTCCAGAGCCTTGTCCAGCGTCTGCCCAACGGGTGGGGCCTGGGCCGCCGGGGCGGCGTGATCGACGCCATTCTGGAAGCCAATGCCAGCGCCATCGCCCAGGTCGAGGCGGATGCCGAAGCCTTGATGCTGGAAACCGATCCGCGCACGGCCGACAAGCTCCTGCCGGATTTCGAGCGGTGCCTGGGGCCGGACCCCTGCGGGCGGGATCTCGACGCCAGGACTGTCGAACAGCGCCAGCGCCTGGCGCATCAACGCTGGACGGCGACCGGCGGACAGTCGATCCCCTACATGATCCGGATCGCGGCCAATCTTGGCGTTGATGTCACGATCGAGGAGTTCTGGCCATCCAGGGCCGGAGTGCTTCATGCCGGTCAGAGGCTGCGGCCCGAGGGCTGCCAGTTCGTCTGGCGCGTCAACATTCCTGGTCTGATCTCGGTGGTCAGGTTCCGGGCGGGTGTGAGCCGCGCGGGGCATCTTCTCGGCACGTTCGAGCTGTCCTCGATCGAATGCGAACTGCGGCGCATCAAGCCCGCCCACACCCACGTCGTCTTTGCTTATGGAGAAGCCTGATGGATCGTATCAATGGAGCCGGCACAATCGACATCGGCGGCGGCCGTCGCGGGTTTCGCAGCGAGGACTTGCCGACCGGGACCGAAGGAACAGAGGTCACCGACGAATGGCTCAATGCCGTTCAGGAGAACATCCTCAAGGTCATCGAGGAGGCGGGGCTGGCGCTCGATGTCGATAACTGGTCACTGCTCTGGCAGGCGATCAGGTTCACCCAGATGGCGGACGGGTATTTCAGCGTCACCGACCGCCGCAACGATCCACCGGGTGCGCCGGCCGTCGGCGACCGCTACATCGTCGGTGAGGTGCCGACAGGGGCATGGGTCGGCCAGGAAGACAAGATCGCGCTCTGGCTCGGTGCCTGGGCCTTCATTTCGCCAAAGCCGTGGATGCATGTCGGGTTTTCCGACCGGACGGATTGGCGCTGGGACCATACGCTCGGTGCGCCAGCGTGGGTGCCCTGGCTCGCAACCGCGGACTATGCCGGCCCGTCATTTCCGGCAACCCCCACAGAGGTGTCGGAAGGTGAGCTCGACAATGTCTTCATCAGCCCGCTTGCGCTCAAGAACCGGATCGCACCGGTTGCCGTCATCTCCAGCCCATCGTCACCCTATGCCTGGTCAACGTTGACCAGCCTCACCAATCTGGCGCAGGTTTCCAATGACATTCCGGGGCTCGCCATTGGAACCAGCGCGATCACCTTCGACGCGCAATCGGCCGGTCTTTACTCCATCAGCATCACTGCGACATCGTTCAATGCCGGTGTCGAGGTGCAGATGAATGCCCTGACGACAGGCTCGAACGTTGCGGTCTACCCCGTAGCAGGCGGAGACAAGAACGGCAGCCAGGCCGCCATCATGGGCCGCTCGGCCACACACCGGTTTGCCGCAGGCGACACGCTCTACTTCCAGCTCCGGCAGATCATCAATGGCGGCGGCAGCGCTAACTTGAGCGCGCGAATGACACTCACACGGTTGGGAGCCTGATCATGGCACAAGATTTTCCGCTCACACTCGACGAAGTCGGCTTCGTGATGGCGCGCGCGCCACAGGAGGCCGTGTTCTCCGGTGCGGTCTATGACAACGACACCGGCATTCTGACCGTGCCGGATGAGCATGTTGCAGTGTTTGCCGCGCTGGCTGATCCGGAGGCCCTTTCGTCCCAGATGCTGGAGCATGCCAAGGCCAGCGCGCGCACGGCAATCATCGAACGCGCCAACACCTTCACCGCGCCCATCCTGTCGAAATATCCCGAAGCCGAGCGCGCCGGATGGGACAAGCGCGAAGCCGAGGCCCGCGCCATCATCGCCGCCGGTGACAAGGCCGCCGCCATTGCCGCGACGATCGTCATTAAGGCACTGGCCACGGCATCCGGCGAAACTACGGCCCAGACCGTCACCCGCGCCGAGGCGATTGCCGCCAAGGCCGATGAGTTTGCCGCAATCTCCGCAGCGGTCGAGATCATGCGCGACACGGCACTCGCCGCGATCGAGGCGGTCGAGGACATCGCTGACATGCCGGCCACGTTGGAGGCGCTAAAGGCCGAAGCGACGGCGCTGGCGGCGCAATACGGGCTCGCGTGAGTTGATGGTTGGCTGGCTGCTATGAGTTCGGGGTGGGACCGGATCTATCCGGACAAGCGGATTGTCACCCTTATCCTCGATCCATTCGAGGCCGAGGAGTTGCTCGATCAGGCTCTCAGCGAGGGTAAGCGCATCGGTGAGCGCACAATCATGGGGCTTCCGATGATCGTGGCTGGCGAGTGTGCCATTGAGCCGGACCCTGACAACGAACCCGATGAGGAAACAAAGGTCTCCGACAGGTTGGACCTGGATGCATGGAAAGCCCTCGGCCGGAAACGTGAGCTCGTCTCCGGCGGACAGGCTCAACGGCCTGATGAGAAAGTGGTCATCCTACCGGTTGTCCGGCGTGAACCGCTACCTGCGGAAGCAGCCCCTGCGCCGCCGCCTGCGCCCAAAGTGAAAGAGGCCAAACCGTCGGTCGCAGACGGCTGGACGCCGTTCAAGACAAAAACTGCTCAACTACCCGGCAATCACAGGAAGCGCTCCGTCCTCGACGAGGAACCACCCCATTCCCCCGCTGCACCCAGCCCGCCTGAACCGCAACGCCGGTTCAACAAGGCGAAGAACAGGTGGGAGCAACGTGGCAGGGTATCGGCAGAGGACCGGGCGCTGATTGATGAAGCGATCGCCCAGGGGAGAGTGACCAAATGTCCTGATTTCAAGCACTCGGTCGAACCGGGCCAGCTGCTGCCTGGCGAGGGTTGGCGGAAAGGCAAAGGCAAGAAAAACAAGTGAAGTGCCGCCGGGCGGCCGGAGCGCGTGAACGCTCCAAGCGACGGGTATAGTTTGCGGCTGTCCCCGTCAGATGCGCTCATAGACAACATCTCACCCGGCTCGCTTTCGCAAGCATGGCCACGGTGACTGATTCCCCGAAGGCGCGAAATGCCAAAAGACAACGGAACCTTGCCTGTCCACCCTGTATTGCCGCCGGCAGCCTATATCGGTGGCAAGCGAATCCTCGCCAAGACGATCATCGAGCGGATCAATGCGACGCCTCACACCGGCTATGCGGAGCCGTTTGTCGGCATGGGCGGTGTGTTCCTGAGGCGAACCCACAAGCCCAGGACCGAGGTGATCAACGACAAGAACGGCGAGGTCGCCAATCTCTTCCGAATCCTGCAGCGCCACTATCCGCAGTTCATGGAAACGCTCAAGTTCCAGATCACGTCGCGGCGCGAATTCCAACGCCTGGTCGCTTCCGATCCATCGACCCTGACCGATCTCGAACGCGCGGCCCGGTTCCTCTATCTCCAGCGCCTGACCTTTGGCGGCAAGGTTACCGGCCGGAGTTTCGGTGTGGACAAGGACGGAGGCGGTCGTTTCAACGTCACCCGCCTCGGGCCGGTGCTCGAAGACATCCACGAGCGCATGGCCGGTGTTGTCATAGAGCAACTCGACTGGAGTGACTTGCTCAAACGCTGGGACCGGCCCGGCATGCTGTTTTATCTCGATCCACCCTACTACGGGAACGAGGACGACTATGGCGCTGGTGAGTTCTCTCGGCTGGATTTCGATGAGATGGCGGCGGCCTTAAATGGCCTTCGAGGCAGCTTCATACTGTCCTTAAACGACCTTCCAGAGGTCCGTGAGATCTTCAAAAGCTTCAACATTGAAGCCGTCGACTGCACCTACTCGATCTCCGGCGGCGCAGGGAAGAAGGTCAGGGAGGTAATCATATCGGGCTGATTGTGTTGACGGGCACGCAAAGCTCCCGATATGCAACCAGAGCAACATAATCTCGAAAGGTTGGCACTGCATGGAAACTGTTCTTGCTTTTGGCGTGGTGCTGACCCTTCTGCCCATGGCCTGGTATTTCATTCGTTGGATCGTCAGCTCGGCCGACCGTAAGCGTGGGTTCAGGAATCGGCTCTTGGCCAGCATCGCGCTTTTCGTTCTTCTTCTGATCGGGTTTGGCAACGTGCTCGACTCTCGTGAAACTCGAATCGCTCAAGAACTCGGTTTCGAAAATGTTGGCGAGTATCGCGAAGCGAAGAAGATCAACATAGGCACCGGTGCAGCCTGGCGAGACCACAAGGATGCCATCAAGGCCGAAAGGGCCGCCCTGCGAGCTGAGGAAGAAGAGCGCCGGAAAGCAGATGCGGAGGCTGCTGCGCAGTTAGCTCAAAAAGAGGAAGAGGCGCGACTACTTAAGGAAGCCGAAAACGCGGCGGCTAAGCGGGCAGAGGAGGAACGGTGTAAAACGGACCTCCAGTGCTGGGGCGAAAAAGCATGGATCAGGGGTGGTTCACGATGCTCCGACCTGATCGAAAGAATGGCAAAGCACGACTTCGAGTGGACCGACGGCGTGTTTGAAACCAAGTTCAGCCACTTCCGCTGGCGAGATGTGGAGGCTGGAATCGTCACCATCATCGGCGACAAAATCAAGATGCAGAACGGCTTCGGAGCCTGGACGCATATGACTTACGAGTGCGACTTCAACCCGGCGACTGAGACGGTGTCCGATGTGAGGGTGCGTGAGGGTCGGATCTGACCCTTAAAGACCCTGGCATGGGTGCCATGCGATTTTGCGCACCGCGCCATTCGATTTTGCGCGCTACAGTTTCCAGGGTCAGCTTGATACAGGCCTTGGGTTCATAGACCGCGTTGGGCAGGAAATTGATGGAGAGGTAAGCATCATGTTCAGCGAGATCGAGCGCGGTCGCAAGCTCGATCGCCGTCACCCGGCATTTCTGGTCGAAAGCGTAGCGGTTCGCATCGGTGACCTGGGACAGGATGACGCCTGCGCCCTCACCTTCCGCGCCGCGCAAGAGTGCCTCGTAGGCAAACATGCGCTTGTTCCGGACATCCAAGATCGGCTGGAAAGCCATGGTGATGTCAGCCGCGAATTTCGCACCGTTTCGGCACCCTTCGCACGTCTTCCGGTCAGTCATTTTGGTCTCTCGCTCGCTTTGTTCGGAGACCATAGGCAAAAGCCGTTAAGAGAAGGTGTCGGGCACCACTGTGGCCGTGACAAGCCCACACCAATGAGGTGGCGAAAAACCATAGGACCAGCAAAATCGGGAAAAATCTGGTCGGAGTGAGAGGATTCGAACCTCCGACCCCGTCGTCCCGAACGACGTGCGCTACCAGGCTGCGCTACACTCCGTGACCAGCGGGCTGGCTTATAGACCGAGGCAGGCGTGGCCACAAGCCCCTTCTTGATGAAATCAGCGACCCGTCGGGATCAGTATCGCGGTTGCCGCCGGACAGAAGGGTATCAGAAGCTTGCGGAGGTCTAGCCGTCCTTGCCGGAGCCCGGAGGCGGCGGCGTGCCGCCCTGATCCTCAGCAGCTTGATCGGGCTGGCCGGAAAGAAAAAACCCCCAGCCGACATAGGCGGAGAGCACCAGGAAGAACAGCAGCCAACCGGTGGAGCCTGAGAAGAACTCGACAACGGTCCATGCCAGGACCAAAGCGAAAATGATGATACGGCGCGTGAGCGGCCGGTAAAACGGATGCCCGAAATCCACCAGTGCCCATCTCATGGTTCAATCCTTCCGGCAAATCTTCTGCCGTGACCGTTGCCGCCATGTGTCATGCTCGTCTGCACCTCTGCCCAAAGCCTCTACCGCACACAAGAGCCGATCGCTCGGGCCGGGTCAACACGCGGCGCGCAAAAGCGGAATCGCATCTTCCCGTCAAAACAAAGCGAAGTCATACTCATCGCATGGAAGATCCCGATGCGCGCGCCTTGCGGACACGGAAAGGTTACACCGTGAACACCGAACCCCATCTCGCCGGACTGACGGTTGGCTATGATATCCCTGCCCTGCCCGGCATGGACGAGGCCGATGTGCAGACGCCGTGCCTGGTGCTGGATCTCGATGCACTGGAGCGCAACCTGATCAGGATGGCCGGGCGCACGCGGGAGATGGGTATGCGCCTGCGCGCTCACGGGAAGATGCACAAGTCCGTCGACGTGGCGAAGCTGCAGCAGTCAATCGGAGGCTCGACCGGGATCTGCTGTCAGAAGGTTTCTGAGGCGGAGGCGTTCGTCCGTGGCGGCATCTGCGATGTGCTCGTCTCCAACCAGGTGCGCGGCAAGCTGAAAATCGACCGGCTGGCGCAACTGCCAAAGCTGGGGGCTCGCGTAAGTTGCTGCATCGATGATCCGGTGAATGTTGCAGAGCTTTCAGAGGTAGTCACTCGGCATGGCACCACGCTTGAGTGTCTCGTCGAGATCGATTGCGGCGCGGGTCGCTGCGGTGTGACGGACCCGGCAGAGGTGGTGGCGCTGGCCAAAGCAGTCAACGCCGCCCCGGGCCTGATATTTGCGGGCATCCAGGCCTATCAGGGCGCCATGCAGCACCTGCAAGATCACCAGGACCGAAAGGCCAAGGCCGATGCGGCGATTGCTCTCGTCAAAGACGTCTTGGCGGCGCTGCAAGCTGCCGGCGTGAAGTGCGACAGCGTCACGGGTGGCGGCACGGGCAGTTTTGCATTCGAAGGCAATTCCGGCGTCTACACCGAACTGCAGTGCGGGTCCTATGCCTTCATGGACGCGGACTACGGCCGCATTCTCGATCAGGACGGCAAGCGCCTGGACCACAGCGAATTCGAGAACGCGCTGTTTGTTCTCACATCGGTGATGAGCCATGTCAAAACCGACTTGGCGGTGTGTGACGCGGGGCTGAAGGTGCTCTCCGTCGACAGTGGCCTGCCGGTGGTGTTCGGGCGCGGCGACGTGCGCTATGTCCTGTGTTCGGACGAGCACGGCCAGATCACCGATCCTGCCGGCGCGCTCAAGGTCGGAGCCAGGCTTCGGCTGGTGCCGGGCCATTGCGACCCGACCTGCAATCTTCATGACTGGTATGTCGGGCTGCGCAACGGCAAGGTTGAATGCCTCTGGCCGGTCTCGGCACGGGGCAAGGCATTCTGA